AATTAAATATTCCTCCTTTATTTTACCCGGCCCTTTGGTCGGGTATTTTCGTTTGAATTAAAATAATTTACTAAAGTAATTTATGCATACTAAACAATATTAGTTTAGCGTGCTAATTTTAGTTTAGGATAGCGTTTTGGCGATCATTCCAATGGATGATATACTTCGTTTGTTAAAATAATTTGACAATTTAAGTAAAATCTATAAGTTAGGTCTGTAATAAGAATAACTAATGGATACTTATGTCTATATACAATGAAAATAAGAATTTAGCGGAAAAAGCGGCGGAGGAAGGAAAAAACGCCGTTAATAATACTAATAAACTATCTAACGATGATATGTTTAATCTAGCAGAAGTAGTCGTTAATTTTAGTGAAGTATTAACAGGCGATAAATATAGAAGTTATCAAAAACCATTTGCACTAAGAATAGCTTATTCATTATTAGTACAAGATGCTAAGACTGTAACAGCATTACTAGCCAGGCAGTCAGGGAAGTCGCATACAGTTGCTATGATTTGTAGTGGAATTGTTGTTTTAGTTCCATTATTTTGCAAATATATAAAAGATAAAAGAATACAGAAGTTTAAATCTGGTGTTCATGTTGGCGTTTTCGGTCCAACCAATGATACGGCTGCGCCGTTATATCTTCGTATTAAAAAATTAATGTTTAGTGATGATGCAATAAAAATTGTAGCCGATGATCCAGATTTAGCAATGGATTTAGAACCTTATAAAGATAGAAAAGTTATAACACTTCCAAATGGAAGTTTTATATCTATTGTTAGTTGTGGACCAAACTCTAAAATTGAAGGTAAAACACTTCATCTAACATTAACAGATGAAAGCCAAGATATTTCTAATACTAAATATCGTAAATCAATCTGGCCGATGACAACAGAAACCGCCGGTTCACGTATTTGTATTGGCACACCTACTTATGTTAAAAATTGGTTTTACGAAAGAATCCAACAAAATAAAGATAAAGATTTATTACTTAAAGAGAATAATCTTAAAAGTAGATTGCATTTTGAACATAATTATATAGACATTTCTGCTGTTAGTGAAAATTATGCACAAAGTATTGAGGAAGCTATTGAGGAATTAGGATTTGAATCAGAGGAGTTTAGATTAAGTTATAGATTAGAATGGTTACTTGATAGAGGTCATTTTATGACCAAAGAAGTATTAGATAATGCTGCTTATATTAAATCTAAGGATTCTAATAATATAGATAAGTTAGGACATATTCTTAGTTCTTTTCATTGCTCCGGCAAAATTGAACAGGCTAATCTTGATGATTCTTGTATTGTTGCTATTGATATTGGTAAATCTGTTAGTTCAACTGTTGTAACAGTTGGTAAAATATGGACAGATGCTAAATTATATTGCGGCCCAAAAAAGGCGCATAATCTAAGAAGAAGAGTTCATATTATAAACTGGTTAGAACTATTTGGCGATAATCATGAATTACAATATTTAAAGATAATGGATTTTCTTAGTAACTTTAATGTTGTTAAAGTTATTGTTGATGCAACTGGTAAAGGTGATCCAATTCATGAAAGATTCCAAGCTGAATTTGAACCTCAAGGAATTGAAGTAGTTCCTTTTAAGTTTAGTAAGCAATCTAAGCATGATGGATACACATTATTATATCAGGAAATTTCAAATAGAAGATTAACTTGGCCGAAGGCAAAAGCAACATATTCTGATAAAACACATAATTTCTATACACAAATGCTGGGATTAGAAAAAATATGGACTGATTCTGGTCATATGTTAGTACAAAAAAGTGCTGATAACTCGAAAGCTAAAGATGATTATCCTGATAGCGTTATGATGTTAAGTTGGTTAGCTAATAAAGAGTTTAAACATGAGGTTGAACAATTTGATATTAGTCCTTATATACAGACGCCTCGTCGTGCATATATTCGAGGAAATGAACTAATAGGTAAACAAGTTAGAAAAAAATGGTAACAAACTAAGGAATAAATATAATGGCATTTGGATTCAATTTCTTTAATACACCTTTTCAACTTGAAAAAAAAGATGACGAGAAGAAATCTAATAGTTATTTGGATTTAGATATTCTTTACGCCGATGTTTCGGAAATTGAAAAACAACGCGCTTATAAATATAAAGAATTCTGGAAAATGTATCGCGGGGACCAAACAGAAATAGATCCTGAAAATAATGATTATACAATACCAATAGTAAACTATTGTGATGCATTAGTTCGTAGACATGTATCTTTCCTTTTTAAAAATGGATTTGATATTATTATCCCTGATAATCCATCAACGGATATTGATGAATCAAAAGATAAAGACTTTATTAAAGTAAAATTAGATGAAACTTGGCAAAAGAACCTTAAACTAAATTGGATAATTGAATGCGGAGTTACAGGGTTTGTAACTGGTGATGTTTTTATTAGAGCTTCCTGGGAAGCTAATGATCCATTTGAAGATCCTTTTGTTAGATTAGATGTTATTCCATCGGAATTTTGTTTTCCAGAATTCGGCGGCCCAAAAGGAGTGGACCGAAAGAAAATGGATAAACTAACTATCATATTCCCAAAATATACACATATGCCTTCGGCAAATCAAGATCCTGCTGTAGAAATTCATAAAGAAGTTTGGACAAACGAAAAAGTAGAATATTATATAAATAATACACTTATAGAAGTTAAATCATTCACAAATGAATTAGGTGAAATTCCTGTAATTCATATTGCTAATTATCCTATTCCAGGAGAATATTATGGTGAATCTGATTTAAAGAATATTACGGTTTTACAAAAAGAACTAAATAATAAAAATACAGATATATCTGAAATTATTAATTATCATGGAGCACCATTAACAGTATTTGAAGGCGCTAAAATTGGTAATATCGAAATAGGTCCAAATAGAACCATTTCTACTCCTGAAGGATCAAAAGTATATAACCTTGAAATTAAAGGCGATTTAGGCGCTAATTTATCTTATTTAGATAGATTACAAAAATATATATTTGAGTTAACCGATACACCGGATTCCGCATTCGGTCATGGAGTTAATGGCAGTGAAAAACAAAGTGCTGCCGCTTTAACTATGGAATATTTACCAATGATGGATAAGCGCCTTGTTAAAGAAGGCCAATATGGAGTTGGTTTTAAGAAACTTAATAGATTAATTTTAGTAATTACTGAAAAGTTTGATAATGAATTTAAAAAGGAAATGGATGCTTTAGGAAACTCTAATACTAGATATAAGACGGAAATTGTATTTCCAGAACCATTCCCACGCGATGAATCATTACAATTAGAACGAATTGAGAAGAAAATTGAACTTGGTATTATGTCTCGTAAAAGTGCTCTAATGGAATTAGGTCATGGCGAGACAAAAGCACAAGAATTATTAGATGAAGCAATGGCGGAAAAGAAAGAATTAATGGAGATGCAAATGGAAAGTCAATTTGCTATTGATTCTAATAAGTTAAATTTGGCGGGAAAAAATAAAGGAAATCCAGGTAATAAAGGAAATCCTAATCCTAAAAGACCTAATCCAGATGTACAAAGTGAAAAAGCATCATTAGCAGCAAGTAAGAAGGCATGATATATCTTGATGTAGAGAACGCTGATCCTTATATACAGAATTTAGGTAATAGAATATTACGAGATGGAATAGAGAATATATTATTATATAAACTTAGTTCTTCTTATCGCTCCCGCGAAAAGTTAACATTCTTACCCATAGATATAGCTAATAATCCAGACGATAAAGTTGAAATATTAAACAATTATAAATTAACTATTATATTATATATAAATTCCCTTGTACCAGAATTATTAGAGAAAACTCGTTATGCTTATGAATCAGTTTATCCTGAAATAGTATTTAATAAAGATATTAAGAATAATTTTAGTACTGAGGAATTTTACGGGAAAACATTAGAGGAACGATTAGATAATAGAATATCCTTATTGGAAACACAACTAGATAATTCGCCGGGAGAAGAAAGAAGACTTATAAATAATGAACTAACATCATTAGATAAATCACTATTAGTATTTACATCAGTATTAATATATTCAGAATTAAATAGAATAGATAAACAATACTTAGAACGAACATTTAAAGATAATGATATAGAGATGGCATTTTGGCGATTATCACCCTTTCATAAATGGTATGGCGGAAATGAAATATGTGAGGTTTATGCAAATAATACAGGAAATGGTGCTAGAGGATTATATTATGTTAGTGAATTACCCGCTAGACCTCACCCTAATTGTGCGTGTTATCTTGAACCGTCATTTATATAATATATGTAATTTGATAAAAAAATTTGACAATCATAAATAACTATGTAAAGTTTCTGTACATACCCATTATAACATAATGATGATAGCGGGTCAAGTGAAATATAACTAGTAAGGAGATAAACTAATGGCAAGATCAGCAGGAAAAGTTCCCGGTGGGAGCGTCACAGGTGTCCCAGGTCGTCGGGGTAAATTAGAGAGTTTCAGTAAGCCAGCATTACGCGCCGATGAAGCTATTGCAGGTTCACCATCTGAAAAGGCTAATACTATTGAGCAAGATGGTGAAGGCGATAAGAGTAACCAAAAACCCGTCAAAGATTCAAATAGCTAAGAAGGAAAGTAATCAATGTCAGAAGAAAAAAATCAAGACCCGACAAACGAAGTGGATCAAGTAGCTCTTGAAGCAACAATTCAAGCAGAAGTAGAAAAGCGTACAAATGCAAAGCTTGATAAGATTCGCCAAGACGAGAAGAACTCTCATTTAGGTAGAATTGAAAAAGCGCAGGATCGGGCAGAAAAGTTAGAAGCAAAGCTACAAGAAGCTGATACACAACGTTCTGATTATGAAAAGAGATACCAGGAACTTACCGAGAAAATGGAAGCACGGAGTTCGGCGGAAAAAAGAGAAGATTATACAGATAATCAAAAGCAACTACTTTCAGAACTTGAACTATTAAAAAATAATAATGATAAACAACAGGCATTACATCAGGAAACTACAACTCGATATGAACAAGAGTTACAAAGTGTAAGAGAAGAAGCAACAAATCGTATTAAAGAGTTTGAATTACGCGCCGCTAAAGAGAGATTGATTAGAGAAACCGGTGTTACTGATGTCTTCCAATCGCTATTATCTGGTGATACAGTAGATGAGCTAACTAGCTCCGCTTTAAAGGTTAAAGAAATGCAAGATAATTATAATAATAATCTTCTTTCACAACTTTCGGCGGAAAAAGAGAAGGTCACTAAAGAAACCTTACAAAACTCTTTAAACCCATTAGCGCCATCAACTATGCCATCAATTCAAGACGGTGACTATAAACCTATAGATAGAGAAGCTTTACGAAAAATGGATAAAAAAGATCGAGAAGCTTATCTTAGTAAAACTAGACCTAAATAAGAACATAAGGAGAACTAATGGCAGACTTATTTGCTGGTTGGAATACAGCTAAAGACTTAGTTGCAATTCCAGAGGCACAAAGAGATCACTATAGCGCACAGATTGAGCATCTTGCTTTACCAAGAATGCCCTTTCAGGACTTTGCAACTTTTAAAACCGAACTATTAAAAAACCCTGGTGATACTATTGTATTCACTAAGTTTGCTGATATTAGTGTTGGTGGACCACTTGCCGAGCAAGATCCTATTGAAGTTACTAATATGGAAGCCGACCAGTATTCTATTCAGGTTGGTGAATGGGGCGGCGGTGTTGGTATTACCAATAAGCTTAAAGATCGTTCCTGGATTGATATGGTTGAAGAAGCCACAACTCTGTTAGCTCGTGATTATTCCGTTACTATTACTACCGCTTTCCGTAATACTATTGAATGTGCTACTAATACTATTTTTGCTAATGGCCGTGCAAGTCGCGCATTACTACAAGGTAGTGTTGATTACTTCAATGCCGATCTAGTACATGAAGCTCGTGAGCAGCTTGTTGGCGCTGATGCAATGCCTTTCATGGGTGATAATGGTCAAGAATTCTATGTTTGTTTCTTACATTCACATCAAACCCGTTATCTTAAAACAGATCCAGAACTAATGGCAGCTAATAACTTCCATCAAACCGGCTTACCATTTACCGGCGCTGTTGGTATGTGGGATGGCGTTGTCTTTATTGAAACAGACTTTATGTCTAATGGTGCCGGAACAGTTATTACTAATAAGTATGGCTATAGTGCTGCATTAGATGATGCCGCTACTGCTGGTGCTGCTAATGCTGATGTTTATCGCGCTGCCTTTGTTGGCGATAATTCCTACGCACAAGCGTGGGCATTAAATACTGAACTTCGTCAGAATGGTATTGAAGATTTCGGTCGTAAGATCAAGTTCGCTTGGTACGCAATCACTGGTTTCGGTTTAGTTAATGACGATCATGTTGTTCTAGCAGAAACCGTTTAAGCCACAATAAAACAATAATAAGGACTGATAATAATGGCTAGACCACGAAAAAATAGTAAGAAAACCTCCGGTTCTGATAATAAAGAACCGGAGGTTCTTATTGCTCAAGATGATACTACTATTGAAGAAGTAGCATCCGATAATGAAGTTGATGTAAAAGATGTACTTGATAAATCAACTGATAATGAATTAACTGAAAGTGAACCTGTTACGGAACCAGTTATGGAAGCCGTATTAGCAACAGAAGTACAACCAAAAGAGGTTGACGATCTAGTTATTGCTAATAGAACCTGCTCGGTTCGTTATGGTAAACCATTTTATTTTGAAAAAGATAAACTATACCGATTACGTATGAATGTTGCAGAATATTTTGTTGGTAAACATACGGTTCGACCGGCTACGCACAAAGAAGTTGGCGAACTACAGCATTCTGCAATTACACAACACTAAATAATGGCAGATATAAACAGAATAATAAGAACAGTTAGACGACTTGTTAATGATCCGAATCCACCGGACGATATTAGCTTATCAATCGTCTATACTGATTCTGTTTATATCGATGCCGTTAATTTTGGTTTAGATAAACTTAATTTAGACTTACGTAATGTTAACGAATTTGGGACAAATCCACCTTGGACAATTTCATCGTTACCATCTGAGTTAACTTTTTTAATAATTAAATTAGCCGCTATTCTAATGGCACAAACTAGAATGACTGAATCCACCGATAAAGATAACGGCGGGGACGGAAGTATAGCAGAAATAGACGTACCTAATTTAAGAGTTAAAGAAGCAGTTAATACAGATCTATCTGGTTCAGGTAAATGGTCTGAATTAGCTGATAAATTACAAGATGAATATGATGGTGAAATAGATAGAATAGTTCCTGATACTCCTCCATTCTTAGGAACGGCTACATCATCAACCGTACAACGGTTTAATTATGCTACTAAAAGTATGTCTAAATATTCTTTAGATGTTAATCCTGATAGTACTACTTTAAGTATTAGTTATACTTTAGGAGTAGTTTCTTTTTCTTGGGCTGCCGTTTATTTCGATAGTTTCTTAAAATATGAAATTTATTTAGATGATGTAAAAGTTGTAACCGAATATGATAATCATACTGAAAGTATCTCTGTAAGCCAAACTTTAAGTGTAGGTAATCACACAGCTAATATTCGTGTGTATAATGGGAACTTCTTATATTCCACAAGTGCTGATACAACATTATCGGTTGTGTAATGGGACTAACAATAGCAAAAATAAAAGCAAAACTAAACCAGTATATGACAATAACATCTGGTGGTTTTGCTGATGAAATATATGTAACTAAATTTTCAACCGTTGTTGAAAACAATTCATTATATAAAGGTCATGGAACAAAAACGTATGATGATCCAGTAGAAACTATTGGTAGAGTTATTATAGAACCAAGCGATCAAGTAGCTAGTTTAATTGGTAGTACAGAACGATTTGATGCTGCTTTTCTTTGGACCCGCGATGAATTAGTTAAACAATTTCCTACACTTGGGGAAAACTTATGGATTACTACTAATGATATAATTGTATTTAATATGAATGAATATAATTTATTTAGAGTTTATCCAACTGGAAAAGTACAAGAGGAATGTTTATTATTTATTGGTTTAGCATTAACACCTCGCGGGAAAAAGAGGAATGCACCATAATGGCAGTATTCAAAGTAACAATAAATGATGAATGGATGTTATTCGATCATGCATTAGAAAGGTTCGCTAGAAGAGGTGTTGTCGGAACTGAAGTAGAACATAGTTTTAAATTGTTTATTAAAAAGCTACATAGAACCGTTAAGAATACTATTAGAAATCCTATTGGAACTGTTGGTGTTTTAGCATTATCAGGTTCAAGAGGTAATCCTACTATGTCAAAAGGCGGCGGGACAATAGGAAGAAGGCAAAGATACCAAGGTAGACGTAGATTAGCTAAAAAATATTCTACAACACCTTTATTTAGAACAGGTAAGTATCATAACAATATTATGGCTTCTGTTCAATATACAAATCATAAAATAATTGGTAAGGTGTTTGTTAATCCAAGTGAGAAAGAAATATACACCACAAAGGATGGAACAGCACATGTAACTGATTTATATAAAGTTGCTTATGGAATAGAATTTGGCCGTCCTGGATTACGTCCTAGACCTATTTGGGGACCAATATTCCAACGATCACAAACTTGGACATCATTTAAAAAGGTGATGAATTCTGAATGGTTCGATCAAATAAGTATGACTATGGGACCGGGGTTTGACTAATGAGTGAAATATTCAAAAAATATGACTTAGTTGATGTTCAAATTGCAATAGTTGGAAAATTAATGTCTTGTTTTCCTTTATCAGATAGAACAGATGTTGAAGTTTTTATGCAATATCCAGGCGTTGAAGTATATGATTATGAAAGATTTCCTAGTGTTAGTGTTAGACACGTACAAGATGTTCCATTATGGGAAGCTTATTATGGTTTTGATAAAACCGTAGTTGGCCGGGACCAAGGAGCAAATGGATATATAACAGAAATAGAAGAACAGCAGTCTGAACATCTTAATATTCTATATACAATAACAGCATTTTCATTAGATCCAGCACAACACCAAGAAATGATATATAGAATTAGAGAAAAATTAGGTGTTAGACCAGTTTTTGAGATGAAACATTTAGCTTTTACCGAAGGTAATAAAACAGTTTATCCAACTGTTCAAGGACTTAATCAATATTTTGATTCAGCAGTTTGGGATTCATCCGCAGGAGAAGCTACTATTGATAAACAACAAGTTATCTATCAATCTGATTGGGAATATAATGTTTGGGCAGATATATATAAACACGATATATTTGTTAATCCAGTAACAAAACAAATAGACTTTAGTTCTTATATTACAGAAAATGATCCTAGCGTAGAAAACGCGGAGGACCAAGAAAAGACATTAAGTAAAGTAATAGAAATAGAAGAAGAATAGTAATAGAAGAATAATAATATAATTTGACAGTAAATATAATTTGTGTAAAGTAAGTATACATAAGCGGCAGAAAAATAATAATTATATGAGCCGACTGACTAAAAACAATACGGAGGCTTCATATGGCAAGAAACTATATCACACCGGATACTTATATTGAGGAAATAGACCAATTTCCTACTAATTTAGCCGGAGTATCTACATCAATTCCTGTAATTTATGGTACTACCGAATGGGGTCCAGTAAATACACCAACTAGAATAAAAACAGATTTTTCCAGATTCCGTTCAGTCTTTGGAACATTCCAAACTACATCACAAATGGCGTATCAAGTAAAAGCATTCTTTGATGAAGGTGGACAAGAATGTCTGATTAATAGAATCGCACATTATACCGATCCAACCGTATTAGATGATGTAGCTGCTACTAAAGCTAGTTATACTATTCTAGGTAAAAGTGGTTATGGTTATAATGCTTCTATTACCTGTGAAGGTAAATATTATGGCGTACTCGGTAATAGATTATCTATTACATTAGCAGAAGATCCAGTTAAAACATCATTAGGTGCTGGAGATGATTTATCTAGTGGTGGAGCCGTTAGCGGTAACTCCTATATTGTTGTTCCATCATTATATGGTTATGTTAAGAACATGACTCTTTTACTTAATGATGCTAGTGGTTATGAAACTGCTATTATCTCTCGTACTGAAACTGTTAGTGGAGAAAATAGAATTATCTTAGATGGACCATTAGATAATACATATGATTATGCAACTACAACTATCCGATCAATGGAATTTACTCTAAATGTATTTTTAGATGGAGTTCTAATTGAAACATTCGCGCAACTATCTACATATGATCAAGCTAGTAACTATTTCGTTACTGTTGTAAATGATACTTATGGCGGATCTGGTTATGTCTCATTAATTGATATTGGTACAGATGTAATTCTTGATGATTTCCCAGAAGATATTACGACTCAAGCAGCTTTATCTGGCGCTACCGCCGAAACCATCGGATTAACTAATTTAGATAAAATTGGTTCTTCATCTGGTTTAAACGGTTTATACGCAATGGATAAGGTTACTGGTATTGCGTCATTAGCTTGTTTCCCAAATGTTAATTCAACTGTCCAAACATCTGCCCATGCTTATTTTGAAAATCGCGGCGATATTTTATTTGTTGGCGGAGTTCCACAAGCCGACGTAGATTTATCAATGACTAGTATTACTACTGTTGATTCCGCCATTGAATGGCGACAAAAAGCAGGATTTAGCTCTAAATACGGTTCATTATTCTTCCCTTGGATTGATGTTGATGATCCAATTGGCGCTGGTAGCGCACCTACTAAAGAGATTGATCCTGTTGGTTCTATGTTAGGACTTATGGCGCGTGTTGATAGTAAACCTGCTCCTGATGGTGGAGTTTGGGCTTCCCCTGCTGGTCCTGGCGCTGATTTTGGTAAATTAAAGTTTGCTAGAGGTGTCGCCTATAAGGTTGCTAGAAATGATAGCGAAGCTGGCGCTCTTAATGAAGCTGGTATTAACGCATTACTATTATTATCTCCTGGCGGAGTAACCGCGTGGGGAATTAACTCGTTATCTAATCTTGCTATTTGGCGACAATATCCAGTAGTTCGATTATTTATCTACTTAGAAGAAACTGTTAAACAGCAAACAGAGTTTGCTTTATTCCGTGGTAATAACACTCGTTGGTGGGATCTATTACGAACCGCCGTTAGTAACTTCCTAGATGGAGTTCGTATTAATGGTGGATTAGATGGCGCTACTAGAGATGAAGCATTCTTTGTTAAAGTAGGTATTGATGATGGCGTTATGACTAATGATGATGTTGTTAATGGTCGCCTAATCGGAGAATTTGGTGCTAAACCAACTCGATCAAGTGAGTATATCATTTGGCGTGTAACACAAATAAATACTGGTGAAAGCACCGTAGAATCAATATAAGGAGAATCATAAGTGGCAACGTTATCACGAGACGCATATAGAGTAGAAAACTTTCGGTTTACGGTTACTGACACAACCGTTGGTTCTGGAACTATGGGGCAAGATATAAAATGCTCAAAGATAACAGGATTAAATCAGAAAGTTGAAGAAATAGCGTGGCGAGAAGGTAATCAAGCGGAAATCCAGCATAAACAACCTGGGCAAATGATGTTTGATGATTTAACAATTGAACGTCCAATGCAACCTTCTAGCACCGACGCTGACGTTAATTTCTTCCTAGATTGGTTTAAACTAGGTGCTGATGTTCAACAAACACCGTTTGTAAGTAAAGCAGCCGGGGATAATTTTAGTTATCGTAAAGACCTAGAGATTGCTGTTTTAGATAGAACCGGCAGCAAAGCACGCCGTTATAGAATTGTTAACGCATTTGTAAAAGAACGAACTGTATCCGATCTTGACGCATCTGCTAATGAGATTCTTAAAGAAACATGTGTAATTGCAATTGAGTATATGGAAGAAATCAAATAATAATAACCTGTGTAATAATAAACCCCTACTAATGTAGGGGTAATTAATCATAAAACAATAATAAGGAGAAAATCATGTCAGGAAATCATGTAATAGGAATGGAAATCAATTTACCAGTTGGTATTGAAAAAGATGGGGTTATTTATAAGAAGTTAACTCTTGATCGTAAACGTGGCGTTGATGATGAAAATATGTCATCTTCTGAATGTGAAAATAATGGTCAGAAAGCTTCCTCTATTCTTCTCCGCCGGGCTATTCAAGAATTTCCGGGGATACTAGAAAGAAAGCCTAATCCAAATCAATTAATTCCTGAAGATATTGTATTAGAAATGACAGAACCAGATAGAGCTACTTGTATCGTAGAAATCCTATCACAATATCCTGATGCTGTTACAACTACAACTATTCCTTGTCAACAACAAACATGTGATCTTTCTTATACATTTAGTACTAATAAAAAGGATTTAGAATTTACTGAGTTTGATCCTGATGTTCCAATGCAATTTGAACTAAATGATGGCGTTATTATTAATGGCACAGAATGTTTTATTTGCGAACTACGATTATTAACAGGATTACAAACAGAAGAATTAGGTGAAATAGGTAAAATTAATGCTAAGAATCTTCCGATTATTCAAACGGCTAATCTATTCTATGCAATAAAATCTATTGATGGACTTCCTATTACAAAAGACGTGATAAGAAATATGACCTCAGATGATAGAATTGATCTTAGTACTTATATTATGAAAAATACACCTGGATATAATCTATTTATTGAAGAAAAATGTAGTTGTGGTGGGGAAGTTATTGGTGTAATTGATGTCGCAAATTTTTCCGGTACTCGGCGGAAGACCAAGAAAAAGTAATGAAGAACCTAATGCGACAAGTAATGGCTTTCGCACAAAGGTATAAATGGACTTATAACGATGTAATAGAATTAGAAGATGACCAAAGGATCTATTTATTTGATGAGCTAATGAAAGTTATAGAACACGAAAAAGACGAAATGGATAAGGCAAAACGATAAAGCCAAACAATAAAAATACCGATTAAGATGATTGATCGGTATTTTTTATAAAGGAACATAAGTAAGGTAACATAATGGCTGGCGCTAGTAGAATACTAACAATTCAAATGGTTTTAAACGCACGAGGCGTTGTTACTAGCACTCGTACTATTAATAATGAGTATAAGAAATTAGTTAATACTG